GAAAAGATAATATTGTGTCAAACTGGTATGCCTAAAGAGTACGTTTTGAAAGATGACTACAAGGACGACATCAAAGAGATTAAAGGTATGTTAGACCAGATATTCACAATACTACGAGAGAAGAAATGATATACGAGATTGTGCTGATGGCTACTTGTGATTGGCAACCGTATTTATATTGCTGTTAGGGGGAGAAGATGGCAAGAACAAATCAAACAGTACGAGACTCTAAAGGCAGATATGTGAAGCTGACTATCCTTAATAAGATCAAATACCTGTGTAATATGTTCATGACACGCATTGAGAAGTGGGTGAAGTCTTGTGATTAGTTTACTGACTAATATGCTACCTATCTTAGGTGGTTTCTTGATGAAGGTATTTGCTATGAACCTTCAAGCAAAGAATGAACAACACACTCAGATGTTAGATGCCTTCGCAGCACGCTCTCAGACTATCGAGAATGCCCGTATTGAGGCGAATAAAGAGTCACCTTGGTCAGCACTAAACAGAAGAGTAATTATCTTTGTAATCCTTGGTTTAGTTATATTCACTCAAGTAGCACCTGTGTTCCTAGATGTACCAACTGTAATACCAACTGTGATTGAAGGATTCAGTTTACTTGGTTTTGAGATAACTCCCGATAAGGTAGAGTATATAACAGTAACAGGAATGCTTAAACTGACTGAAGTGTTTGAGTGGGCGACATTAATTGTAGAGATGTACTTTGGTGCGTCTATCGCTAAGAGTAGATGAACTATACTACTGACATAAACGAGTTTAAGCGTAATGTAACACTTGTGAACAAGTTAAGTAAGAAGTGTTCAGAAAATAAGGAAATGTATATACATCAAGGCTTGTAGCGGTTAAGATGTTAAGTAACAAATTAACATAGGTTAAGTAAATGAAAGTAAATAAATGTATTTTAGTATTCCTTGGTGGTGTAACTATTAGTTTAGCGTCTTACGCCTTCTTTAACCAAATGATGCAAATGCCTCAACAAATGATGCAAATGATGGACACAACACAGCAATCAGCACAGCCTTGCGAGTGTCGGTGTATAACGGAGTGATGGATTATACATCCGTTTTAAGGCATAATAGTAGATAAGTATATTGGAGAAGATTTATGGGAACTAGCACAGTAGAACAAGGGGAAGAACTAGGTCTGGTTGTCCAGATTGAAGACGGTACTACCGGTCTTTATCCTCGCGCAATCGTTACAGATGATTCAGGCAACACCATCACAGGGGGCACAGTAGACTTAACTGCAGCAGGTAGTACTGGGATGTACTACAACGCAGGTACTGCATTGACTATGCCTAACAACGCGTTTGTAACCGCTACCTACATCATCTACACCGACTCAGGACACACTACAGAGTCTAGTGTGTATATGCGCTCTGCTGATGTATTTATGCGAGCAGGTGAAGTATCTGCAGATGTGACCAAAGTAAGTGGCTCATCGAGCGCAGCAGATAAATTAGAGGCTAATATCTTACTTACAATCGACGGCTCAGTTAATGATGCATCTCCAAGTACCACGTCCTTCGATACAAATCTAACAGACACTAGTACGGATGCTTATGTAAACAGAGAACTGCATATGACTAGTGGTAATGCAGCAGGTGAGATTAGTAAAATTTCAGCATACAACGGAACAACTAAGGTGATTACACTAGACCCAGGATTAAGTACAACACCAGCTAACTCAGATACATTCACTATATTCTAGAGACAAATGAGCTCTAGACTAGGATTTCTCGGTTACGCCAGACACTCAAGATTTGATGATGACATCAATATCGAGGTTAGTCTAGCCGCACTACAGTTAGTAGGGCAAAGTTTAGACACTGCCGAAGAAGTTCTAGTAGACACTGCTACTATATCTTTAACTGGATATGGTACTTCACACGAAGAAACAGTACACATAGACTTAGCTACCATAGCACTAGCCGCACAAGATGTTAGTGTAGAGGGTACTGTAGATATTACGTTAGCAGCTCTTTCAGTAGCTACTAATAATATCACTCTAACTGAAGCTCCTAACGTAGACCTATATGGGGTTACTTTAGTAGCACAGAGTGCTGTAATAGAGCAGATTGTCAATATAGACTTAGCTACTATATCCCTAGTAGGTAAGGATACTGAGCAAGAAGAGACCACTCATATAGACTTAGCTACTATATCCCTTACTGGGCATGATGTAGATAATATAGTAACTCTGTCAGCGGCCACTCTTCAGTTCACTGGATATGATGTAGATAATATAGTAACTCTGGCACAAGGCGCGCTACAGTTAGCGGGACACGATGTAGACAACATCATCACTCTACCTAACGGTGCGCTACAGTTAGTAGGGTATGATATATCACTAGAAGAGGTAGTCTCAGTAGCTACAGCCAGCTTACAGGCAGTATCTAAAGATATTACAATTGTGCTAGATAGTAATATCACCTTAACAGGCATGTCTATGACTGGAACGGTGAGTAGCATAACTATCTGGACTGAGGTATCATCTAATGATACACAGACTTGGTCTAATATTAATACAGCAGATAGTGATACTTGGACAGAAGTAGCAACAGCAGATAGTGATACTTGGACAGAAATACCGGCAGGTTAACATTTAGGAGAAAGAAATGCCATCAACGTATACAGCCAATTTAGGATTAGAAAAACAAGCAGACGGAGAGAACTCCTCTACTTGGGGGCAGAAAGTAAATACTACTTTCGACTTAATAGAGGACGCTATATCCGATGTAGGCGCTATCTCAATGACAACCGACGCAGACAAAACACTGAGTAGTACAGACGGTGCTGTTGATGAGTCTAGAAGTGCGGTACTAGAAGTTACCTCTACAGTATCACTTACAGCAACTCGCTCGGTAATAGTACCTACTACTGATAAAGTATATGTGGTTAAGAATGGCACCTCAGGCTCGCAGTCTATTACAGTTAAGACGTCAGCAGGAACAGGTGTTACCATTGGTAACGGAGAGAAGAGGTTTATATACTGTGATGGAACTAATGTAGTAGAGGCTGTTACAGCTATGTCGTCATTAGCGCTAGATACAGCTTTACCTCTTACTGAGGGAGGCACAGGAGCAACCTCCGCATCTGCTGCACGTACAGCTTTAAGCGCACAGCAGCAAGATGACATACTAGATGATTTAGCGGGCTTAACACAAGCCGCAGACAAGCTACCCTACTTTGATTCAACAACTACCGCAGCAACCACTCCATTGACTGCGTTTGCTAGAACTGTGTTAGATGATGCAGACGCATCGGCAGTTAGAACTACTTTAGGACTAGGTACCCTCTCTACTAAGAGTACAGTTACATCGGCAGAAATTACTAATGGTACTATCACGGGTACTGATATCGCAAATGACGTGGCATTGGGAGGTAGTCCAACTACAACCACACAGACTAGCTCAGACGATTCTACTAAGATAGCTACAACAGCATTTGTTAAGGACCAGCTAGCTTCTACAGCATTAACAGGAACACCTACAGCTCCTACAGCAGCTTCTGGAACTAATACTACACAAGTAGCTACAACAGCGTTTGTACAGTCAGCCGTAGACACAGATGTATCAACACACGCTGCTCTGCGTCCAAGCTCTACTGTGTATGGACACGCTAAAATGTATGTATCAGGTGGTGACCTTTACATAGTGACAACATAATGAGTATAAATTTCAACGGTACCAATATATCAGCAAGTGACAACGTGTACTTCAACGGTACTGCTATGGGAGCGGTATATTTCAACGGCACTAAAATCTGGAATAAAACACAAACATTAACAGACACAAGGACTTGGTGTATTGACCATTTCTTGTATGTTAAATATGACGGCAACGGTAATGTACAAATAGCGGGTGCTGAACCTAGTGGAAATGTACATACAGGACGAGGGGACTGTGGGGGATATGGCCAGGGCTGGTACACAGCAGTGAGTTTTACAGCTTCTGAGTGGACTAATGTCAGGATACAGGTAACAGGCTCATCTACTGGAGGCGGTGGTGGAAGTTATGATAATACAGTAGCGGCTACTTCTTCATTTGGACAGACGCAGGTAGGCTCTGCATACGGCAGTAACGGCGCGCAGCACCCTAGTATTTCAGTAACGGTAACATTGACATAGGTTAACAAAATGAGTTTATACGGATACGGAAACGGTAACAATCTAATTAACTGGGACTACTATAGGGTACCAGCAGACGGCAGACCTCTAGACTACCCTGCTCACCTACCTTGGCCCCCTCCGCCACAGGTCACTACTGTAGATAGTAGTGACGCTGTTAGTAACTATAAAGCTCCAGTAGACAATAGGTCAAATTACC